GGCCTGACGTCGACGGCGCTCCTCGAGCCGCAGATCGACTACCATCAGCGCGCGCTGCAGACGGTGAAGGCCGGCCTCGTGCGCGGCACCTCGTTTGGGTTCGAAGTGCGCGAGGATGATTGGGAATATGACGACGACGGCGGGGCGACCCGCACGCTCATGGAGGTCAAACTCTACGAGGTGTCGCCCGTCGTGTTCCCCGCCTATGAGGCGAGCGACGCCGAAGCGCGCCAGGTGTTGAACCGGGCGAGCGCGGCGAGCGGCCTCGAGGCCGGCCAGCTCGTGGCGCTCCTGCAGGAGGTCAAGGACGGTCGCGTCCCGGGCGAGCGTCGCAGCGCGCTCGAGGAGTGGATCACCAGGCTCACCGGGCTGCTGCCGGTGGCGAAGGCGGATCCGCTCGAGGACGAGTACTACCGCAGCAAGTTGGCGACCCGGGAGCGGCTGCTCGGCCGGGTGGCTTGACGCGCGGCGGGTGATTGTTTTATGATGTCGGCGTAGACACATAAGTCTGGCGGCCGTTCCGGCCCGTCGGCTCCGGTGCACCCGCGGCAACGCGGCCCGCATCCACCCCGACACCCGAAACGTGGCGCACGAAGGACGACCCATCGTCGTCCAGAGTGTTCCCGATTCGGGTGTCGTTTGTTTCCCACCCATCGATCCGCTGCCAGCCCATCACGAACCGTGAACGGGAGCGATCGATGCAAACCTCAAAGGAACTGCGCCAGGAGCTGGGCGAGCTGGTCACACGCCAGCGCGCCATCCTGGACAAGGCGCGCGAGGAGAAGCGGGCGCGCACCGGCGAAGAAGACGCCGAGATCAAGAAGCTCGACGCCCGGATGGACGAGCTCGAGCGCGAGATCCCGATGGCCGAGAAGCTGGAAGGTCGCGAGGCGGTCCTCGCGGCGCCGGCCAAGGCTCCGGTCCTGCGGCCGAGCATCGGCGGCGGCGATCCCGAGTCCGAACAGCGGAAACTCGAAGAGGACTTCCGCGTCCGCTTCGGCAAGCGCGGGTTCTACGTCGCGCGCCACATGCCGAAGAACCCCCTGGCCGCCCCGACGTACACCCGGGCCTTCGTGCGCTACCTCACGGCACCCAAGGACACGGGTACGGGCGTGCTCAGTCCCGAAGAGCAGCGCGCCCTGTCGGCCGGCGTCGCGGCCGAGGGCGGCTATACCGTGCCCGCCGAGGAGTTCCTGCTCGAGCTCCTGAAGACCGTCGACGACCAGACGCCGCTGCGCAGTTTGGCGCGGCCGTTCATGGTCGCCACCGCGGCGAGCCTCGGCGTCCCGACGTTGTCGGCGGATCCGGCCGATCCGGACTGGACGACGGAGATCGCGACCGGGTCCGAAGACGGCACGATGGGGTTCGGCAAGCGCGAGCTCCGGCCCAACCCGCTGGCCAAGCGGATCAAGGTCTCGGACAAGCTGCTCCGGGCCTCCCCGCTCGGCATCGAGGGCATCGTCCGCGAGCGCCTGGCCTACAAGGTGGCGATCGCGCACGCCAAGGCGTTCAACACGGGCGACGGCGTCAACAAGCCGCTCGGCATCTACACGCCCGACGCGAACGGCATCTCGACGGCGCGCGACCAGGACGTGTCGACGACGAACGAGATCGATCCCGACAAGCTCATCGCGGCCCGCTACGCGCTCCGGCCCGGCTACTGGCCGAACGCGCGCTGGCACCTGCACCGCAACTTCCTGGCCCGGATCCGGAAGCTCAAGACGGGGACGAGCCCGAACCAGTACCTCTGGCAGCCGGGCCTCACCGTCGGCGCGCCGAACGTGCTGCTCGACTTCCCCTACACGGTGGACGAGTACGCGCCCTCGGCGCAGTCCGGGGCCGGCATCTACATCGCCGTGCTCGGCGATTTCTCCTACTACTGGATCGTCGACGCGATGGGCGTCGCGCTCCGGCGTCTCGACGAGCTGTACGCCGAGACCAACCAGGTGGGCTTCATCATCCGCATGGAGACGGATGCCCAGCCGGTGCTCGAGGACGCCTTCATCCGGTGCAAGGGCACGCTGACCTGATCGTGGTGGTGGTGGGGGCCGTCCACTTCCGGGCGGCTCCCCCCGTCGCCAACCGTCTTGGAGGAGTTCGAACCATGAAGCGCATGTTCCTGAGTCTCGCCGCGATCTGCCTGCTCACGGCAGCCTTCGTGCAGAACCCGGACCCCGCGTCCGGCATCTTCCCCTCCGGTTCGGTCGTCGCCGGCATCGGGATCAACTCGGCGCGCACCGGGGCCGCGGTCGATCGCGCGGGTTTCGCGGGCGCGATGGTGCTGGTTGCCCAGGGCCACGTCACCAACGGCGCCGGCGCGATCGTGTATTGGGTGCTGCAGGACTCGAGCGTCACTCCCGCGCAGGCCTGGACGTCGCGCGACTCGGTCCAGGCGGACACCGTCGACAACAAAGGCTTCAAGTTCAGTTATCGCCTCACCAGCCGTTACCTGCGGGTCATTCAGCGGGCGACCTCGTCTGGCAACGACACCACGATCAGTGCCGGCATGGTGCTGCTGACGAACAAGCGGACGAGGTAGCGGTGCGCGTCCGGCTCTGGCAGTTCTGGCCGCTCGACGGCCGGCTGCTCGAGCCGGGCGAGGAAGTCGATCTGCCCGCGGTGGATGGCGTGCAGATCTGTTCGAGTGGCGCGGGCGAGCCGGTGCGCGAGATCGATGTCGAGGTCGCCGTGGCGCTGGCCCCGGAACGGGGCATCACGCGGCGCGCGCGGCGCCGGAAAGGCCGGACCGAACGGTGACGACGCAGACGGTGGAGTACACCGAGCGGCTGGTCACCCCGCCGGCGATCGAGCCGGTGGCGCTCGTCGACGCGAAAGAGTGGTGCCGCGTCACCGGCGCCGATGATGACGACCTGGTCGAGACTTTGGTGGCGGCGGCGCGCAAGCACGTCGAGGCGCTCACCGGCCGGGCGCTGATCACGCAGACGTGGGACACCTTCCTGGACGCCTTCCCGTGCGAGATCCGCCTCCGGCCGCGCGTGCAGAGCGTCACCACCGTCAAGTACACCGACACGAACGGCGTGCAGCAGACCCTCGCCAGCAGCGAGTACACGGTCGATGCGAAGTCCGAGCCGGGCTACATCGTGCCGGCTTACGGGAAGGTGTGGCCATCGACGCGGTGCGTGCCGAATGCGGTCGAGGTGCGGCACGTCTGCGGGTACGGGAGCGACGTCGAGAGCATCGCCCAAGAGGCCGAGGATCTGCTGTCCGCGATCAAGATCCTGGTGTCGACGCTCGACAAGAATCGCGAGAGCGTCATCACCGGTACGATCGTGGCGCAGTTGCCCATGAGCTTCCGGCAGCTGATCTCAGGATACCGGGTCTGACGTGACCCTGCGAGCTGGCGAGACCGACCGTCGCGTCACCATCCAGCGCGACACCGGGGTGACTCGGGATACCGACGGGGCGCCGATCGATGGCTGGGTCACCTACCTGGCATGGTGGGCGAAGAAGCAGTTCCTCGGCGGGCATGAAGGGGAGACGGGCGAAGGCCGCAGCGCGACGGCTACGGTGCAATGGTCCGGCCGGTACAGCGCCGACGTGGCCGCCGTGAGTCCGACGAAGTTCCGGATCAATGACGGCGGGGTGCTCTACGACATCCTCTCCGTCGACGACAGCAACAAGCGTCAGGGCGAGCTGGTCCTGATCACGACGCAACGGGGGGCCTGAGCATGCAGTTCAAGTGGAGCGGTGGGCGGACCTTGGCGCGGGCGCTGCGGCAGCTGCCCGCGATGGTCGCCGCTGATACGCTCCAGGCCGCCGTCCTCGCCGGCGCGGCCATCGTGCGCCGCGAAGCGTCCCGCCGCGCCCCACGCCCCAGCGTCCGCCGGCGGCCGCGCACCATGCGTCTTGCCTTGACGATGAAGGTCGAGGTGACCGAGAAGGATCGGGCTCACGTGCAGGTCGCCGTGGTCACACGCAGTCCCTATGCGCACCTGGTCGAGTATGGGCACAACATCATCGGGCGCGGGCTTGGGCGCAAAGCCTTGCGTCAACAGGTCAAGGTGAAGCGCGCGGTCGGCGTGCGATGGAAGATGCGTCGTCGCACCAAGAAGGACGGCACCGTCGTGACCCGCAC